TGGTTCTGCTGGCTCATCCGGTGTAAGTAAACATTATATTACTGAATTTAAATTTAACGGATATAACATCGCGTTCATTGCTGCACATTTATTAGCTATACCAACAGATCCTATGAGATGTGCAGAGAGAGAAGCACAAGCATCCGTATTACAAAATGTTATTTTCGGTTATGTAAATAAAGGATATGAAGTGATTATGATTGGAGATTTCAATGATTATGATGCAGAAGTTCTTGACCTAAACAGTAATAAACCAACCTCCAGGGTATTGGATATACTAAAAGGTTATCAAGGTGATTTAGGCGGCCTTTATGAATTACATAACTTAGCAGAAGGAATGGTGCAAAGCCAAAGATATAGTGATTGGTGGGACTCTGATGATAACTGCAATACATCATCTCAAAAAGATTTATCAATGATTGACCACGTTTTAGTTACGGATTCTATAAGAAAAAATATAGTAGATGTTTTTATTTATCACGGATACGACGAATATTGTGGTAAATATAACTCAGATCATTATCCTGTTGTCATAGATTTTGAATTATAAATAGTTATTATATAATTATATAAATAGCGTAAATTAGTATAAACATTATAAATATGATAAATTTAAATTCTATATCATATTTATATGGGATTTATTGAAAATTACCAAAAAAAAATAGAGTTTGGAATTAATATTCTTGAACTAATTTCTTATACAATTTCATTTTTATTAATTTCTGTTACTATTATTACCTCTATTTATACATATATTATTGAATATATTCAACCAACTGGAGGTCAATTAATAGCTTTTCAACGTACAAGATTGCAATTAGCTGAATCAATTACATTAACACTAACCTTTTTATTAGGCGTTGAAATACTTAAACTATTTCATATACGAACATATAAACAATTAATTATTGTAATATCTTTAGCTGCAATTAAATTAGTAATTGGTTATTTTTTATTCAGAGAAATTGAATTCTATAAGGAAAAAGAAAATCCTTAATTATAAGTTTTTCATTTTTCATCAACCTATTTTAAATTTTTTTGATTTGGATAAATAAATACCAGTTTTAACCAGTAAGTAGGAAAAAAGAATAGATAAAAAATAAAAAGAAAGATAGAAAATAAATAAAAAAAGGAATATCCAGGTTCTACATTTCTGTCCAAACCCAGATAATTTAAAAACCCATTAAAGACTTCAGTAAATAAAAAGATATAGACCCAATTTTTTTTATTTTCAGTATCTGGAAATAATTGATAACAAAGTGGTTGATAAAACATATATTTGGTAAAATACAAATTCGTGTAAACATCCCAGTCATAAATAGTGCTTTGATCATCATTTAAAATATTTCTTCTACATTCTTGGGTATAAATACACGCGTGTGCTCCCATTCTTACCAAAACCCGTCGATTGTAATAATTGATAGGAATTTGTAAACCTGGTAAACAACCAAGAGAATAAATAAAACTCTCTTTTTTCTCATTTCTCTCTTTTATAAATTTTGCAATAGCATTTGTATTTTTGGAATCAAGTATTATTGGATTGAACATAAAATCATCTTCTAAAACTAAAATGTTTTTATAGTTTTTCTCTTCAGCATCTTTTAAGACATTTAAAAAAGCATCGACTATATCATAACTTGACGACTCTTTATATAAATCTTTTTCACATTCTTTAAATCCTTTGTTGAAAACGATAATGACCTTTTTACTTGGGTGAAAAGTTTGTAATTGTTTATAAATATTTGATAATCGTCCATTGCCTTCTAAATGTAATATATAAGTAGCATCTACTGAATCATCTAAAACCCCTCTTTGAAAATAGATTTCTTTATAATTATAACATGGCGACACCATATGTATATATATTATATATTATATATTATATATTATATATTATACAGTGTAAAAATATAAAAAAAAGAAAACACTTATTCTATTTATATTATACAATATTTTTTATTCATTTATAAATTTCTCGATTGAATCAACCCATTCTTTAAGTATATCTTCATTTTCATAAATATTGTGATTTCCATCTAAAACAATTTGCTCTGCACATACACATTCCGAAGATGTCTTATCTAACATATTATCGTGATAATTGCTACACGATTTTAAATAGTCGATCGGAATATTACCTTCACCGTCTCTATGTCTGGTAGCAATTCTTTGATGACAAATTGCAGGGTCTGTTTTTACATAAATCACTTTATGAATTGGAAATTCATCCGCAAATGTATTAAACCAATTTAAATAAATTTGATAATTAACATGCTCGATTTTGCCTGTATCGTATAACATTTTTGCAAAAACCATTTTGTCTGTGAATAAACTTCTCTCAGTAATAATAATATATTTTGGCAAGTTAAAATAATTATCTGAGTGAGAACACTGTTTAATTAAATTTTCTTGTTCCGCCTTAATTTGATTAATAGTATCTTTTAATAATTTTAATCTCGATATATAAGCCATCATTTGAAATGAAAACGAATATTTATCTTGATCCGCGTAAAACTTTTCTAATATCGTGGTCCCATTTTCATCTTTAATTTTGCTCCATTCGTCAACCGGTTCTTTTAAAAATACCACGGTCGTATTTTCATCAAAATGCTTTCTAAGATTGGCTAGTAAAGTGGACTTACCAGAACCAATATTGCCTTCAATGGAAACAATTTGAATTAGTTGATTCATTCTATGTTTTATTTATGTATTGTATTTATATCTTTTTATCCTTCAATTTTATATAAAAAATGATTAAATAAAAAATTGATTAAAATAAAAAACTATATAATAAATGCATATAAAGACAACAGTATATTATTAAGTAATTAAACAATTAAACAATTAAAATGGATTTAAAACAACGTAAATTGAATAAGTCTGAATGGGGGTCGATTGAAAGACCAGTTTCTGAATCTGAATTGGCTATTTTAAATCTTATTATAAAAGGTTATCATGACGTAAATATCAGAATTAATAATAATAATTCTATCTTTACATTTTTAAAGATAGAATTTTCAGAAAAAATGGAAGATTGTATTTACAACCGCTATTTGCGTAAAAGAGCAGATGAAGTGGAGAATAATTTATTACAGTTGGACCCTACTTACAAAGCTATGAAAATTGATGCAAATATAAAACCTAATTCGAGCGACAGAGTTAGATTGGAAAGATTTGACGAAGAGACGATTAAAAATAATGATATTTATGAACACCTTTTATTGAGTTACATGGAAAAATTAATTAACAGTAAAAAAACAAAAAATAATAAATTATTCCATTCTTGCTACTACACACTTTATAAACTTATTAGAAATAATATTGTCCGTTTAAATAGACACATAAAAAATTTGACTAACATTGTTTTGGATAAATTTGCAGATGAAATTGATAAATTAATTGTTATTGAAAATGCTGTTGAATTTATTGAAAAAAATGAAAGTTTACTGAAGTACAATGATTTGGTACTTTATGAACATCAAAAAGAAATATTTGCGACCATTAGAACATCAAGACCTAAATTGGTATTATATATGGCGCCAACTGGAACAGGAAAAACAATGACACCTATTGCGCTTTCAGAACAGAAAAAGATTATATTTGTTTGTGCAGCAAGACATGTTGGACTAGCTTTAGCAAGAGCGGCTATTTCAGTCAATAAAAAAATTGCTTTTGCGTTTGGTTGTTCTAGTGCAGATGATATTAGGTTACATTATTTCGCAGCCAAAGAATTTACTAAAAATAAGCGAACAGGTGGTATAAAAAAAGTCGACAATTCGGTAGGTGATAATGTAGAAATAATTATTTGTGATATTAGATCTTATTTACCAGCTATGTACTATATGTTAGCATTCTTTCCAGCTAAAGATATAATAACATATTGGGATGAACCAACTATTACAATGGATTACGATGAACACGAATTTCATAAGACAATTAGAAAGAATTGGAAAGAAAATGTCATTCCAACTGTTGTTCTATCTTCTGCTACGTTGCCAAAGGAAACAGAACTTATTGAAACTATTCCAGATTTCTTAAATAAATTTCCTGGAGCTGAAATATGTAATATCGTAAGCCACGATTGTAAAAAATCGATACCAATTGTTAATAAAGATGGTTATGTAGTATTACCTCATTATTTGAGTAATAATTATGATGAAATGTTAAGAATTGCTAACCATTGTATTAACTATTTGACTTTATTAAGATATTTTGATTTGAAGGAAGTAGTTGAATTTGTCACCTTCGTAAATAGAAATAATTATGCAAATAATAGAATGCATTTGGACAGACATTTTGAAGATTTGGATTCCATTAATATGAAAAATATAAAAATATATTATGTCGAAATGTTGAGAAATATTAATACCGCAAATTGGCCAGTAATTCACGGTTATTTTGAACAAAATCGTAGACCAAGAATTCTGGAAAATACTGCAGTTGATACAAAGGGGAATAAAATTCAAAAAATTCGTAGCTTAGGTCCAGGTATAAATGCAAACCATGCAAATTCTTTATCAGGTGCCCCTATTTCAAGATTAGCTTCTGAACAAATCACGAGTATAAGTTCTAGAGTTGTTGAACCTGTGCCACAAGGAACATCTGGTGTTTATGTCACAACTAAAGATGCTTATACACTAAGAGATGGACCAACTATATTTATTTCAAATGATATTGAAAAAATTGCGAAATTCTGCGTCCAACAAGCAAATATTCCAAATTCTGTTATGGAGGATTTGATGAAGAAGATTGAATACAATAATATTATAAATAATCAGATTGGTGAAATTGAAGAAGAATTGGAAGCTATTAAAGAGGATATTGATGCTAAGGTAAAAAATTCAGTGAACAGTTTCCATGAAGGTCAGCGTGTTAGTGGTAGAAATAAGTCAAATAAAGACCCTAAAAAGTTAAGTAAAGATATTCCAGAAGAATTACAAAATAAAGGTGCTCTGAATAAGATGACCGAAAAGATGAACGCACTAAGAGGAATGATTAAACGCGCATGCTTAAATGATACATTTGTTCCGAATAAGAAAAATCATTTGGAAAAATGGGCGCCAGACGCAAATATTTCAAACGCATTTACAAGTTCTATTGACGAACAAGTTGTGTGCGATATTATGGCACTAAATAAAGTAGATAATTTGTGGAAAGTGCTTCTGATGATGGGAATTGGTGTCTTTATTAATCATGAGAATATTGCTTATACGGAAATTATGAAGAAACTCGCGGACGAACAGAAACTATATATGATTATTGCATCAAGTGATTATATTTACGGAACAAATTATCAATTTTGTCACGGTTTCTTGAGTAAAGATTTGGATTTAACCCAAGAAAAAGTTATCCAAGCTATGGGTCGCATTGGTAGAAATAATATTCAACAAACTTATACTGTTAGATTTAGAGATGATTCGCAAATTGCTAAGCTATTTATAAGTGAAACAGAAAAACCGGAAGTTAGAAATATGAATAAGTTATTTAATAGTCGAAAGGTAATTTATGAAAATGGTGAATATGTGGAAGTGCCCAATGAGGATGAAGATGAAGAATTAGATGAAGGAATTGATGAAGAGTTTGATCCTTATGATGGAAATGAAGAACATACAGAAAATGTTGTGGAAAGAGACGAAGAAGATGCTTAAATAAAAGAAATATTTTGAAAATTTCAATAAAAAATTTATAAATAATTTTTATTTTTTATTGAACGGATAATTTTGCTCCTATTTCCATATAATGATAATTATTATATGGAATATTATTTTGTAATGCTTTTGCTAATGTTTTATCACTCATCTTTAGTTCTCTAATACAATCATATTTACAGCCAAATTCTCTAATTAAATTATTATTCAGATCATATTGACCTACACCATTTTTATATAATTTTGGTTCTCCATATTTTTCTTCAAAATTTTGAATTAAATTTGGCTCGCATTTATCATATAGTGTATAGTAATTACCATTAGTGACCGTACAATTTTTTACTGGAATATCTAAGGCTGACGAGTTTTGATATCCATTTAACTCGGCCGCTGTTTTTCTATCTAAATATACATTTAATATTTCTGATTTATCTGCGTTTAATTTGGCGATATATCCTAAATTTTGGACTTTGGTTTGTTTTGTTGGTTGGATTGAGTGAATTATATTTGGATCTAAATTTCTCTCGACTAATAACCAACGAAATCCACAGTAAATAGTATTTTCTTCAACAGCTTTTGATATGCTTGGTCTTTTGAAAATTTTATTTTCATTCATTGCTTCAGTAACAGATTCGTATACTTTAATTAATTGTAATGTTTCTGGATTTATTTTTTGTAATCTTGGTCCTAAATGAGGCATTTGTTGATTAAATCCGGTTATAACCTTGGTTTCTTGTGAGTTCAGTTTATTTAGAATTTGTTGCATAGAGTTTTCGAGAGAACTAACTTTATTTGTTAGGAGTTTATTAGCTTGAACTAATTCTTTCAATAATTCATCATTATTATTAATTGTTTGTCCACTATTTTTTAATTTTAAATTCTCAATTTCTAGTAATAATTCTTTTACTTTATAATTGTAGTTGTCGATATTGTCATCAATAATTTTAAGAATTATTTGAAGAGTTAATGTAGTTCCAATTAAAAATAATTCATTTTCCTTTTCGTGTTTTGGTAAATTAGTAACTTTGTTTGGATAGATACTAGTGTGATGATGTAGAAAATCTTCAAAATCCTTAGATTTATCTACTTGAAAACAATTTAATAAGACACATTCTTCATAATTTGTTTTATGTTCGTTATATCTACGTTGAATACCTTTTCTTGACTCGCCAATTTTAACTACATATGTTCCATTTTCAAATGTTTTTACTTTTATAACATAAACCAACGGTCCAGATGTCGCATATTCTTTTAATAAAAATTTTTCATTATCTAATTCTTTTTCTTTTATAATTTTTTCTTCCATTTCTTTATTTTTATTTTCTAGTTGAAGAACTTCTTTTTTAAGTTGTTCACTTTCTTCTTTGGTAATTTCAAACATAATATTCTCTAATCTAATAAAATAATCATGAACTTCATCTGCTTTTTTTGTTTCTGCTTTTAAACAGAATTTTTTAAATGTATCAATATTTAACATAAATGTTTCTTTATTATGACCTCCGTGTATCTTGTCATCTTGCTTTGCCGACTTGCAAAGCAACATTTTATAATCTTTGTCAATTAAAAAATTTTTTTCTAAAACTCGTTTAGCATTTACTTTTTGACCAAACCCAAGCCATTTCCATACATTATCTAAGTCAATTACAAAATCATTTTTGGTATCATACTTTAAATAACAATAAAAACTTGATAAAAATAGTTGTTGTTCATAATTAGTAAAATTATTTTTAACCTTTTCCACTAATTTGCAGTGATAATCACCTGAAAACTTGGTGATTGGATTGCTTTCAATAAGATTAACTATATCAACGCTCATATTATACAATATATTATGAGATTGTCTTTATATTGTTTTTTGCTTTTAATATTAAAAATCAATATAAGTATTTAAATTTTAATATTAAAAAATATAAATAAAAACCACGCGATATAAGGTGTTTAGTTGGAGTAAGCGAGACCACCCATACCACTCATAATTCTCAACACGTTATAGTTGGTAGCATAGACACGAACCTTAGCAGTCTTGGTTCCCTCAACAGTGGCGTTAGACAAGACCAATTGAAGTGTGGCGTTATCAATTCTGGAGAAATTGCACGTACCGCTTGGTTGGTGTTCCTCTGGACGAAGAGCGAAAGAGTAAACGTTAATACCTTCATCAGGGTTGCGAGTGTGAGCTTGGTATGGTTGAACCCAAGAGAAGTAAGTTCCTTCACGCTCAGAGAAGCGATCTTGACCGTTCAATTGAAGCTTAGCAGTGACAACAGGATTCATACCCCAACAGTGCATATCCAAAGAGGTTTCAGACAAGACGAATGTACCAGCATCAGAAACTCCAGAGTTCTCAAGGTGAGGAGAAGTGGTTCCGGATTGAAGTTGAGCAATAACCTCAGCAGGAAGACCAGTTGTGTTCAAGACATTTTGAGGTCCACCAAGATTGGCTTCATTGTATGGGTTGGAAGGACCGTGCCAGTAACCAGTGAAACCAGGGAATTCAGCAGCTGGTTGATAGTCAAGAGCACCAGCATCTTGGAACAAACCACGAGCATCAATGTAGGCACGAGAGTC